TGAGTCGGAGTGCCGGTCAGCTGACCAGGAGTACCAACAAGGTTGTAAACATTCAGGAACTGCTGAAGACCGTCATAATCGATCTTATTCGCAACAGCCGCTACAGCAGGCTTGATGAAACGATCAGAGAAGTCGCTGATGTTCATCGTGAGATCCTGGGTCGTAAACGCCATGTCTACGCCGAACTGGGTTCCCAGAGTCAGCGGTACATAGGTTTCAACAGAGGATTCAACCTGAAGCGCAGGGCCAGTACGACCGACATAACGCGGGGGTTTACGCAGATTGATAGTCGTACCAATCTTTGCACCTTCGATTGCGAACTTATCGTCATACTGACGGCTAACTGCACGAGTAAATACCAACTGGTTGGTAAGTACGCGCAGAGCTTCGTTCGTAATCATACTAATAGTAAGCAACTGATTGCTCATAGTGATTACCTCAACTAAATGAAAAAACAAATGGTTAAACGCCCAATTATTTCTTCAGATAGGAGCCTATCCCTCGAATGATCTGAAAACGCCGCAAGCACTCTAAGGGCCGTAGCAATGCCTGGTACTGACTTGATAACATAGTATTATTATTTGTCAAACATAAAAAAGGCCCAGATGATTAGTCTAGGCCGATAGTGAGGAGTAAGAACCAGCATTGCGCTGGCAGTTACTCTATATCATAGTATGGAGCTAACGAAAGGAATTGAACCCTCAACCGGCGCATTACAAGTGCGCTGCTCTACCTATTGAGCTACGTTAGCGTTTGATTCTAGATTCCTTACGCGCACGCTCTTCAGCATTACGCGCAGCAATAAACTCTGCTGGAGACATTTCATATAACGTCTTTGCTGGATTAGCGCCAGTAGTTCCAAGCGGCTTAATCGGTGTTGGCGCGTTGCTAGTCTTTCTCGGCGCTCTGTTAATCAATTCAGCCAGACGCATACCGGCTTGGATCGGATTCATCTGTGAGATTTCATAGGCTACATCCAGATTCTTGCCGAGTGTGTACGCAATCTCTGGGCCATTATCCAAACCCAATAGCGCCTGGCGGATAGTGGGGTTCTGAGCAAGTCTGGGGTCCGAAGTGATGCCCTCGATAACCGCATCGTAATCCGCAAACTTGGCCCGTGTAGCCGCTTCAGAAGCCTCCAATTTGGCTTGCGCCATTTGTTGGCGTTCCATTTGACTACGCTGTTCGTATTCGGCAGCAACAGCTTTTCTCGCTTCTTCAATCGCCGATACTCGTGTGTATTCCAGCTGAGCCTGGATGTAGCGTGGATCATACTGCCCTCCAGCAAAGTCATCGGGATTTGGCGGCTGAATGCTAGGCGCTACTGGTTCTGGCGCTTTCTGCTGAGTAGCCAACTGTTCCAGCATCTTTTCCAAGCGTTCCGCATGCCTACGCGCTTCATGCTTGTCCTTAGTTAGTTCATCGATGCGCCGCTTATACCAAGGATCTTTTTGCTCCTTATCGTGTTCAGATTCAGCGTGAACCTCTTCCGTTTCAGCATTAGCACCAGATTCCGATTCTTCCAGCGCATTCGCATTAGATGCTGCCGAATCCAGGTTGGCGCTTTCGGCTGTCTGATTGACGCTTTCAACCGCACTATTGCCAAGTTCTTCAGTGGACGCATTCATACTTACTCCTTTTACAATTATTAGATTGAATCTTTACATTTCATTCTTTTCTTCTGGCTTTTGTTCGCCAGTCAATGCAGCTACGTTAGGCTGTCTTGTCATTGCGCCAGGCTTTGGCATTGGCGCTGGTCCGTTTGCGCCTTTCGGAGCTGGCGTAACTGGAGCACCAACAGGACCGCCCATCGCCTCATGGATTCCAGGCGCTGCTGTGTTTTCCAGTGACTCAAACTCCATGTTTTCTTCTGGAAGTTCTTCAGCGCCCATGTTCATCATCATCATCAGATTTTCACGCACTGCTGCCTGCAATTCCTGATCGGTCATCATAAGCTTGCCTTCAACATCCATGCGCTTAGTCTGAGAATCAAACCACTGGCGTTCTGCTTCTTGAATCTTCAGCATCGCTTCGTTGCGAGTGAACTGAAGCTCTTGGCTCATGTGTTCCATCTGCGAAGCCATTTGTTCAATCATTTGCTGTGCTTGAATGACTTGCGGATCAATCTTGGTTCCATCAGCAGTCGGCTGTAGCTGTGGCGGAAGCATAGCTTGCAGGCGCTTAGAGATTTCTTCAGCACCAGGCCAGTCCATGTTCTTCAGCATCAGATCGCCAATCATGTTAAACAGGCTTGGGTTTGCCTGAGTCAGAGCAAGCATCATATTGGCCGCTTCATCGCGCTTAGTTGCATAACTTGGACCTGAGTCACATACAACGTCATACGTTCCGACTGCCGGATTGTAGATGCTATCAATGCCAGGATTGTCCGTGTAAGCACTAGCCTGTGGCATATTTGGATCAATGTTGACCTGTTTGGGCACACCATCTTCGCCGAGGATACGAATCACTCTGGCTCTATCGTATATCTTGGGAATCATATCCAAAACGATACGACCCGCATGGCGAATAGAGCGGTTGAGATTGTCCTGATAATGGAAGTTGCCAGCCTCTGACTGCTTCTGACGCAGCATAAGTGCGCGGCCAGATGTTTCGTTGGACTCACCACCAAGGCTTGGCTGGTAGATACCCATTGACTGCATGATATCGTTTTCAGCAAGCTGAACTGCTTGCATGATTGCGCTTGATGCCTGCGGCGGCTGTGATCTTTGAGGAGGAGGCGCAGGCGTACCCGCGATTGATACGGGGTCATATTCCAGATAAGCAAGAGATTCCTGATTAGCTCTACCCCAACGCGGATCAGTTTCAAACTGTCCTGCAACACCAACAAACGGCGCTTTAGGCGCAAGTGCTACGTTTTCAGCATTGGCTGAAAGATAGTAGTTGTAGAGTCTCTGAGCATCCTTAGCGTTCCTAACAAGTCCTGACAGATACCTTCTGCCTTGTACCCAGACTTCATGCCCGAGCACCGGAATGATTGGAATGTACTTTGTTGGAATCTCAGCTTCTTCTAGAATCGTTTGGCCTGTGACTTTGCACCACATGCAACGTCTAACATCTGCCATGCGAGAACGGCCAGTTTCCTCATCAAAAATTTCTTCTTCAGAATGTTCAATGTAGTAATACTCAGCAATACGGATAGAGTCTTTTGTGTACCAACCTTGCATATCGCCATTGCCAGCAGATTCCCAGTTAGTCTCTGGAACGTCTGGATACAAGCGCTTGAACTCATCCTTTGGTATTTCTTCAGCAATAATGCAGTATTCAGCATCTGACCCATCAGGCTGTTTGCTGTGCGGATCAAAGTAAACCTTCATCGGATCGACAATACGATCAATGTAGATTTCCTGATCGAATGAATTGTCATCAGCCCAGTCATTACGAACGCGGAAATAACCGAGACCGGTATCAACCTGCCATTCCACAGCCGTGTCGTAAGCAATGGATGCGTTGCTGTTGTCTTGAATGTGGCGAATGATGCCCATTAATACTTCTGACGTTTCCTCATCAGCGCCATCATTGACAGGGCGAATGCGAATACTTGGCGTGTTCTGGCGGATCTCATTAACTACGCGGTCACGGAACTGGAGCAAGCGATTAACGACAAGCATTGGCCGTTCTTTACCAGGTCTAGCTCGGTCATACTTTGCAGCTTCAGGCCACTGATCTCCAAGCCTAGCAAAGCGAATGTCATCTAGCATTTCCTGACGATTCTGCGCGGTAGACTCCATGCAAATATCAAAGCGTTTGCGGATGGTTTCTAGCTTCTTTTGCGTAGCCTCTGAATTATCCTCATTGCCAACGCCAAGAGAATCAATGATTGAATCAGTACCTAAGTTCATAGTTATGCGCCCATCCAGCTACCAGTTTGCCCATTATCATACTCTTTTCTGCGTTTTATATTGTCATTGCGGAACATGTCAACGCAAGTTGCCAAGTATCTGAATGCGTCTGCGCCGTGCGAGTATTCATCATGCAACGGTCCAGTCGGCTGACCAGTAGTCTGATTGATACTGCGACGATAACGCTTGAGGCATTCTTGCAAGCGTTTAGTTTTCTCTTTATCCATCCATAGACGCGGAAATAGCATACGACTTAAACGTATGCCATGCTCAACATCGCCAATGGGGATAACTTCAACTTCCCAACCAAGCGCAGTCATAATTTCTGCAGCTGATTTGCCGGTTTTGTAGTCCTTATGCACTGCATCATGCGGCAACCACATTTTGCCCCAGTTGTAATTACGTCTGCGAAGTTCGCCCGAATACCAATCAAGCGTCTGGAATGATTCTTCGATGTAATCAATCACGCGGCATTCAGAGCCTGCGCGTTGCACCATGATGATTGACATAGCGTCATTCCAACCCAAGTCAACGACAATATGCGTCTTGAGCATCGGATCGTGCGTGACCAGGTTAATGCGATGTTGTTCGACCATGAGCTGATATTCATCAGCATAGATAGCGCCATCGACTACTGTCTTTGGCTTGCCCAACCAAATGTTGTCGTAATCCTTTTTGTTATGCGCTTCGCAATGAGCGCGTTCGACTTCAAGGACTGTCGGAAACCAAGGATTATCCATGTAGTTGATCTGAACTACATAGCTGTCTGGAACTTGATTAGCAATGAATCGCGTATACGTATCATCTGTATCCAAGTCTGGATTCATCGTGACCCAGATTTCAGATCCTTCAGCACGGATCGTTGGGATGAGAATGTCCCAGGACTTCTTAGAGACTGACTGCGCTTCTTCAATCCAGCAAATGTTGATATTCGCCATCGACTTGATGGACTCAACCGTGTGATTCGCCAAACCTGAGAACGTGAATATCGTGCCATTTAAGCCACGAATCTCTGTCTCTGTGACTGTGTAGAAGTAACCGAGATTTAATGTCTGTATTTGGTCCACAAGCAGTGTATGGACCGATTGCTTGATTGACTTCTGCACTTCTCTAGCACAGAGAATACGCATTGGCTTTTCAGCACCCTTGATGAGCAATGCAGCAGAGACAGAAAAAGACTTACCGGAGCCTCTGCCGCCATGCAGAATCTTGTAGCGGTAGGGATCAAATAAGCCTTTTAGCTTGGGGGGGAATTTAGCTGTGGTTTCCATCAATTGCATCAATGATGATAGCGCCCATCAGAATATCGCCAGCAGTGATGCCTTCGTTGTCACCTTCGTCAACAGGCCATGAAGCTGATTTAATTCCGGCCTCGGCTTCAGCCTTACCTAAGGCAACGCCACTGACAGCACTAAGAATAATTCCTTCAATGCCAAACATGATTAGTCTCCAAACTTCACCTTGATTGCATGTTGAACTGGGCCACCGTCTGGGCCGGTGATTTGATTCTTTACTTCGGCTGGAATGATCTTTCCAATCAACGCCATGTAAGCGTTTGGGTTTTCTTCAGCTTGGCGTAGAAAGTATTGTTGGCCACCAGCTTGATCTAACGATGCAAGCAGCATGTCTTTGATGGCTACTGTGCTTTTGTTGGCTGATCCTTTGGGCCTGCCTTTTCCGGCATTGCCTCTGTTTTTTGGCGTATCTTTGCCTAGTTTAGGTTCTTGCGTGTTCATTTTGTTTTCAATGAAACGTGATTTCTTGGATTGTAAATTTCTTCCAATGGAACATCGAGTTCATCAAGAGGAAAAATCAATCTTCTCAAGCCAGCAGGATATTTCAATCTTTTTTGAGTCAATCTTGATTCAGCTTCTCCGCCCATTTTGCGGTAAAGATCATCAGCTTCCTCCATCGTATATTGCTGTCCGGTTTCTGGATTAATCTTTCCACCAGCGGTAAATTCTTCTGAACTTCCACCCCTTGCAAAACCCTCTAAATCTTGAATTGCGTGTTGCACTTCATGGATAATAGGAGACATGAAGCGTTCTTCATATTTTGACGGATAAATCATCCCTTGATTCATGTCAGAGATTTCATTTCTTACGTCTTTAGCGTGAGAAAGCATGTCCTTTAATCCGGCACGATAAGTTGGATAATCTTGGTCGAAATATCCTTCAGCGGCCACGCTTTTCCAATAGTCGGGGGATTTTGGATCTCTTAGCCTTGAAAAGTAATCTTTGAGAGTTGCTGTAGCCTGTGGACGATCCAGCTTAACGCTAATCATATCTTCGCCAGTGGGTCCGGTTTCGTATCTGGCGCGACTGGATATGTCTGGATTTGCATAAACCTCTGCTTCAGCTAAATGCGGATAAGCTGAATAAAGTTCTTGATGTGAGTAAGCCTTTCCAAGATCGGTGTCTTGAATATTTGTTCCAGCAATCGTTGATCGCCAATCGGCGGGAGTCGCTTTCATTTCCGCGTCCGAAATCTCAGAGCGCCATTTCTTGTCCCAAGGAGCCTTAAACCATCCAGTATCAAACCAGATTTTTTTAGGATCTTCGCCAGCCTTCTCAAGTTGTTTTGCAACATCCAGAGCTTTCAGATCAGACGTTCGCGCCTTAGTGCCAACAAACGTACCAGCTAGCCCGCCAAGCCCATGCGATCCTGTACCAAACCCACTCAGTTTTTCAAACTGTTCCTGCGCCCTAGGATCTCCGCCAAAGAAATCCTGCCAACCTTTGCCCTGCTCCCATTCCTGACGACCACGCCAGTTGCGGTAGTCTTCAAGCCAATCTGATAGTCCAGCCATACGGTGATCCTCAAAATAAGTTGCTAGTCTTTCCTAGCAGTCAGCAAGTGTACATCTTGCATTGCTTTACTGTTTGAGCCCCGCCAGATCCTCTAACGCATTAGACGGCTTGTAAAGCTAATCTTCTTCGACAGTCGATCCCATCCAGAAATCACAGCTATCTGTCGCTTTGACTGTTCTCATACCGTCATTGCCATGACAATCAAGAAAACAGTCACCATAGTTAGCTCTATCACGAAGCGCCTCGTAGAATTCACAGTTAATACAGATATGTTCAAACTGATTCATCTAGCGTATCCAGCAGCTTCATCAGGTAGTGATTTGCTTTAAGTATATCGCTTTTGAGGGAATTGTTCTCTTTTTTACCAGCGCGTGCAAGGTACTTGATGCATGAACCAATAAGGAATCCTCTGAACTCATCTTCAGTCATCCAAGATTTCATTGCGTTCCAAGGCTGAATGTCGGATTTGTAATGCGTTCCGTTGACCTGATAGGTGTCTGCATGTGTGCTGTTTTCACCTTTCATTTATTTGGCTCCAAAGACTTTTGCAGTAGCTTTCTATAGTGATCCGCTAGGATCTCAGCGTCTTTGCGTAAAATGCATGCAATGTGAAGTTTGTAACTTAAAACTGCAATCCAGATCCATAGAGCTGAGATTAGAACTAACAACCAGTAAGCAAGTTCGTTGTCCACTAATTAAGCCTCCTTTACAAACACACCAGCGCTATTTAACTTTCCGCGTCTATCTTTAATTTCGTCGTAAGCGGCTTCTAGACACTCTAGGAGCGATAAACCAACGATGTCGCTACCAATGATGAGCGTGACAAGAATATCGCCATATGCGTCTCTCGCTGCGTCCTTGTCGCATGAATTGAGTGCCGCGACTAACTCACCAACTTCCTCGATTGTCTTAGCCGCTTGAGCCAGTCCATTAGAGTGCTTGATGATGTCGCGCTGTTCAGCCCAGCGAAGGACTTTAAGTTCTAAATCGCCATAACTTGACATAATGTCTTACTCCTTAATCGCCTTGCGTTTTGCCCAGGCTTGTTCTTGATATTCCCTTGCGCGTTGCTTTTGAAGACAGCCGCAAGATTTTGATTTGCCGGATAGGATGTTCTGCTCTAACACTGAGCGCACTGTTCCACACCGGCACTTAGCAACTAGCACACGCTTCACTCCATTGCTTGTGTGCTTGTCAGCATCTGCTTCAATGATCGTCCAGTAGCCAATGGATTGACCAATGATGTTCCTTCTTGGCATTGGCATTAGCAGCCTTCCTCTACCCAGTCGATTTGACTGGATGCTTTGACTGTTTGTGTACGTTCCCTGATCTTCTTCTTGTCTGCTTCTGAATGCATCGGAAGAGAACAATACCACTGCCATTCGCAACCCTCATACCAAACGCCAATAACTGCTGGACCATGATCTGTTTTGAATAATAGCTTTACACCCTTGTAGCGGAAAGTGCTGTCAATCTCTTTCCACTCTGGCTTATATTCAGCCTTATATAATTGGTTACTCATAATCTTCTATTGTAACTAATAACGCACCAGATTCTACTGGCTCACCATAATAGAGATAAATACGTTTTACTTGTTTGTCATTGAGGAAGACGATTCCTTGTAATGCGTCTAGTGTTGCTTTAAGGCAGTTGTCTAAGTCAATAACTGTTTTACTTGCGTTGCCAGCAATAGTCATCTTTGGACGTAATTCAATAATTACACTGACTGGGCCAGTGATTAACTGCACTTTGCGCTGACTACAGATATACTTGATTTCGTTCTTGTAGCGTGTCGCTTCCTTAGACTGAACCTGCCTGCCTTTGTAGACGCGCCAGATCTTGTTCATCGAGACTGGATAGGGAAGTTCAAGTGTAATCATACGAGCATTGTTGCATTATAAAGCATCTTGTGCAAACTTGATCTGACCCGTTCCCTGTTCCCTCACCTGTTCCCTGCTGTTCCCTAATTCCAAGGGAATGGGTGCAGGTCTAGTGAGAAGATTTAATTCTCACGACCTGTTCCCTGCATTTTTTCTTAAGGGGGAATAGGTCAAAGGGAATGGGTCAATTGACCAATTTTTGTACAATATTTTGATGGCGTTTTTCATAAAATTACGCTGACCCGTTCCCTTTTTTTAGCTAGTTCTATGCTGTCTTGGATTGATGATATGGATCATTCTTGCGTTTCTAGCGCCAGAAAATTCACTTACAAGCTTCTGTTCAAGAAGCTCATCAATGACTTCACCAACGATTGCACCCTTACCTTTGACATGCTTTTTTAGCTGAGAAATTGACATGTCACCTTCATCAGAAAGCACCTGCAAAAGCTTTTCACGCACTTTTAAACGAGTTGCAATCTTTGCTGCGGTTGCGCCAGATTCCTTAACTTCTTTCCTTTCTTCAGTACTAGATATACATGGAATACCATAACGATAACGTACTGTTTGCGTTTGACCCCAAGGCGTTAATACCTCTTCTGAATCTGAATATGAATCAAATTTAATATCAGTAAAATCACATTCAAAACGTCTTTTACCAAGCGTTAAAAACCTTTGACCATCAATATTTAATAAGTATGCAACAGCGTTTGCATCACCTTCAAATGCACCAGCGCCACGCGCAGACATTTGATCTATATCATCTTTGCTTGCAATCTTACTAGTATGTGCAACTAACCAAATAGCGCATTTACCCATTGATTCTTTAATAGATGCAATAACCTTACCGGCCTCTGCATTATCGTTTTCATTATCTAAATCAATAGTCGCGTTTGAGGTATCAAGGACAATCAATGGCTCAGTGACGTAGCCATTAAACTCTGGACCAAGATTGATAGCGCATTCGGCGCGAAGCTCTGCAATAAGATCTGACAAGTCACAGCCTTTTTGCCTTCTTGCATTGACAATCTTAAACCAGTAGCCAAATCCTTCCGCTGGCTCTTGAAGCTTTTCATGTTTACAGATCCCATACATGATGCGCTCAACCTGGTCAGCATCTTCTGTGATGTAGATAACGCGCCGCCTTAGTGATGGCCGAAGATCAGCTTCCGGCACACAAAGATGCGCCGCATGAAACGCCAATGGCACTAAAAGACTGGTTTTACCAACACCTGGAGGACCAGCAATGACGGTGATTTTATTGCTGATAAATCCATCTATGACAAACTCAACTGGTTTTAGCTTGTCAAGTTTGTATTGATACTCAGCGCTATTCTGTGGTTGCTCTGGTTCTGCTTTTTTAAACTTTGCCGCTCCCTCAATCGATTTTGGAATGCTGTCATAGCGCGCCTTCCATGTTTTGTAGTCAGTGTTTTTGCGTAAAGACTGCTCCATGATGGCTCTAACAATGTTAGTGGTTGCGCCATCGTTAAGACCAGATGCAATAAGACTTCCAGAAAGTTTGTTTATGTTGTGATGCAATGCATTGCCATGCAAAATATCATGCACAGCGTTCATTAACTTAGTATCTTGAGGCTCAAATGATGAGCCTGATGCTTTCATTTGCTCCGTTGATTCAAAGCAAACACCGAACACATCTGCTGCATCTAACAGCGTGTATTGATTCTCAGGATTCCATGCAACAAGCCTGTGATTAAACGCGCCATGCTTTGGCTTTTGATTCTGACCAACTGGCAATCGACAATATCTAACCGCATTGTTTCCGCTTTGATCGACTGGCATCAAGCCAATGCTTGCCATCGCTAAAAGAAGGCCATTGACTGCATTTATGTTTGCAGCATTTTCATCATCTTCAGCAATGAACAACCCAACCTGATAATTGCCTGGGCTTGTTTCTATGATGAAGCTTGGTTCACCATTGAGCTTTGTAATGTCTGGATCGTCGGCAACAAGGACTAACAAGCGGTCAAAAAAATCATTCCGCCTTTTTACTTCTCCATTAATTGGCTTTAATGCAGCTACTGAATAATAAGTGTTGCGCTCAACAAGCGTGTCAACATCAGATTGATCGACAATGTAACGCTGTCCGCCCCACGGCGCTTTTGCATCTGGATCTCCAACAAACGCATTCCACCAGACGCTAGAGCCATGCGGTGTTGACTCTAGCAAATGCGCTAAAAAATCTGAATTAAGGACCATGAAAAACTTACTCCATGAATGGAAGCATTTGTTCTATTTTTTTTGCTGCATCAAGAATGTATTGCGCTCTACGCTTTTTCATCTTCCACCAATCTTCTGTTTTCATCAGATCATTAACTAGCGCTGGAACACAGTCCTTCGCGCAATTGCCACAAATAAAAGTGTCTTTTGCTATTGCTGAGTAATATCCATTCCAAACAATTCCACCAATTCTGTGGTCATAGACCTCGCCACAATGAATGCATGGCGTGTCTGTTTCTGGAGCAAATGGCTGTGCAGGAATAATCATTGTTGCTTACCCTCAAAATAGTCGCTAAGAGCCTTCACAGTCTTGTATGAAGGATTGTCGTTTTTCCCAGATCGCACATCGCACACGGTGCTGTAATGCAGGCCAGTTGCATCTGCAACCATGTCTATACGTCTATCAAGCAATTGTTCTCTAACCTCTTCAAGCGTCATCATTTAGGCTACCTCCTAATTTTTTGTGTGAACCTCTTGACATCTTAGTTTACGCTCTGTAGCATTGTCAACAGTCCCAGAGATCACTGGGCACACACTGGAGTAAGAATCATGGCAATAAATCTCAAGTCCACTAAAGGAGTGGCTACAGATGGCGGTGTTAAAGTCCTTGTCTATGGCGGTGCTGGCGCTGGTAAAACTTCCCTCATTGGAACGCTTCCAGATCCAATTATCATTTCTGCTGAAGCTGGCTTATTGTCGCTGGCTGATCTTGACATTCCATACATTGAGGTTACGGATATGGCTTCCTTGCGCGAAGCGTATAGCTTTGTCGCATCTAGCAAAGACGCTGAACGATTTAGATCAGTGGCAATTGACTCTATATCCGAAATCGCAGAAGTCGTACTTAATTCCGAAAAGAAGCAAACCAAAGATCCGCGTCAAGCCTACGGTGCGCTACAGGAGCAGATGACTGATCTGATTCGCGCATTTCGTGATTTGTCTGGAAAAAATGTCTATATGTCAGCCAAGATGGAAAAAGTGCAAGACGAATCTGGACGCATTTTGTATGGACCATCTATGCCGGGTAACAAGCTTGCACAGATGCTTCCATACTTCTTTGACGAAGTGCTTGCATTGCGCGTAGAAAAAGATGACGAAGGAAAGTCACAACGCGCTTTGATGTGCGACTCTGATGGCCTATGGTCAGCTAAGGACCGCTCTGGAAAGCTGGATGCTTGGGAAATGGCTGATCTATCTTTTATCTTTAACAAAATAGCAGGTAACAAATGAAACTTGTAATCATTGACAATTCTGGTGCTGAACATGACCTTGATACCGTTATCCTTGGCATTGCTGGCGATATACATAGGCTTAACCAGCGATTGATTCGCGTAGAAACTGAACTTGGCATTAGCTATCAGGATGTTGAGGCTGAAGCAATTGCAGACACAGAGGAAGAAAATGGATCTGAAGAAGCTGTCTGAGCAATGGCTAGAAGCAAAGACATTAGAACGTGATGCAGCAGAGCGACGCAGAGTTATCGAAGATCAGATGCGTCAATGCTTGAAGATTGAAGATAGCGAAGAAGGCACTGTGACTAGCTTGATTGGCCCATATAAGATCAAAGCTGCATGCCGAGTCAACCGCAAGATTGATCCAGAAAAGTTTCTGATGCTTGCAAATGACGCTAAGATTGAAGTTCAGGACTTTACGCGCTGGAAATGCGAACTAGTGATGTCTGCATGGAAAAAACAACCAGAGTATGTACAGCAAGTATTGTCACGCGCAATCACTGCTGAACCCGGTAGAGCTACGTTTACTGTTGAAACAATTGATAAGGAGTAAGAACAATGCGTTTAGATGAAGTTTTCACACTTGATTCCGTACCAGCACAGACGAACAGCTATGAAGCGCTTCCTGCTGGTATGTATGAAGCAACGATTGCCAATGCCGAGATCAAAGACTCAAAGTCTGGCGGCAAGTACATCAATGTTCGTTACGACATTACTGGGCCAAGTCACGCTGGCCGTGTAGTGTTTGGAATGATTACGATTAATAACGCTAATCCCAAAGCTGAGGAAGTTGGCCGCCAGCAGCTTGGCTCACTGATTCAAGCCATTGGTCTTGATAAGCTTGCAGACACAGATCAGCTTATTGGCGGTCAGCTCATTATTAAACTGACTGTAGAAAACTCTGAACAGTACGGAGAACAAAATCGAGTACAGGGCTTCAGAGCGGCTAATAAAGCATCTAAGCCAAGTGCTGCTACAACCAACACGCCACCTTGGGCATCCAAGAAATAAGTTTCCACTCCCAGTGCTTACGCCCACAAGGATGTGGGCATTTTTTTTGGAGTAAGTCATGGCTACAATGCCAGTATCAAAAAATTACATTGCTGAACAGATAGATATTGCACATGAGAAGAAAGCAGACGGATTCCGTGAACATCTTGGCGTTTCTCTTCTTGGTCATTCCTGTGATCGTTATCTCTGGCTTTCTTTCCGTTGGGCTATTGCTAGTGCGTTTACTGGCAGGATGCTTAGATTGTTTCGCCGTGGCCATCTTGAGGAGGAGACAGTCATAGCAGACCTGAAGCTCATAGGATGCGCTCTTAATGAACGACAAACCCGCGTAGACTTTGGCGCATTTGTATCTGGCAGTTGTGACGGGATTATCACATCTGGTCTACCGGGATATGAGAAGCACAAGGTAGTGCTGGAGATTAAGACACATTCAAAGAAGTCATTCGACGAACTCTGCAAGAAAGGCGTAGCGCTTGCAAAGGAACAGCATTACATCCAGATGCAGGGCTACATGCTTGGTCTTGGCGCTGAGTTAGCGCTCTATTATGCAGTCTGCAAAGACGATGACCGCATACATACAGAGATCATCCATCTAGACAGACAGTTAGCCGAAAAATACGTCAATCGCGGTAAGAAGATTGCCATGTCTGATTACATGCCAGAGCCATTGAGCGCTGATCCATCATGGTATCAGTGCAAGATGTGCAGCTTTTATGATTTCTGCCATGAAACAAAGCTAACGCAGCAGATCAATTGCCGTACATGCGTCCTGTCTACAGCTAACGCTGATAGCACGTTTACTTGCTCTAAGTACGACAACTATAAGATTGAGCCTGAGTACCAGCGCACTGGCTGTGAAGGTCATGTCTTGCATCCAGACTTAGTGCCATGGGAGCGCATGGAATCAGATAGCTTGCATGAAGCTGTCTACATCATAGATGGTCAGCCAGTACGCAATGGTGAGCCTGATGAGCGTGTATACAGGTCATCTGAGATTATCGCTAACCCAGTAGCTTGTGCGCATCCTGATGAGACTACAGAGGCGTTGCGTGTGGTGTTTGATGCAAAATTGGTGAATTGTGGTAGTCAAGAGCCTAAGTTTTGAACAAAAAGAAATCCTTGCTGGAATCATGCAGCTTTATGCGCCAGAAGGATTTGAGGCAGACATTAGTTACGGTAACGGAGCATTTTACAAAGATATAAAACAGCCAACTTACAAGTATGACATCAATCCACAATTAGATGGCGTTACAGAAGCCTGTAGCACTAACATTCCACATAAAGACGCTAGTTTATCCAGCATTGTTTTTGATCCTCCATTTTTGACTTACGTCAGACAAGGAAGGGAAGGCAATGGAAATATGATAATGGCCAAGCGATTTTCTGGCTACTGGCGATATGATGAGCTAGAAACGCATTACAAAAATACGCTAAAAGAGTGTGGCCGCGTATTAAAAAAAGATGGAATCATTGTCTTTAAGTGCCAAGACATAATTCACAATCATAAAATGCATTGCACTCATGCAAACGTCATTAATTGGGGAAAAGAGAGCGGATTTGAGTTGCTTGATTTGTTTGTTCTTGGAGCTTCACACAGGCTTCCAGCGCCAAACAGACAAGGAAAACAAAAGCATGCCAGAGTCTTTCAAAGTTTTTTTCTTGTTTTGCAAAAAAAATTCTCCAAACCTATTGACTCTCACATTCTATAGTCTTAGTATTATCACCAAGCCAAGGCAATACGGAGACATTGGTGAACGACATAGACCAACCAAACACTAAACCAGGCTACTGCCCAGTATGTTCACTGCAAGCAAACATCTGGGATGTGATGAACGCACACTGGTGCTGTAGCTACTGCAACTGGACTGGCTCATTTCCTGACAAAGAACCAAAACTAAAAACAATCTACGGAGCTGAAAACAATGGACACAATTAGAAACACTATCATTATTCTTGCGCTAACCATGGCGTATGTCTATGCAAGCAATATGGATTATGAAGACGCTGTAATTGCACAGCAAGCACATAGTAAATAAGCGAGTAACTGTAAGCCAGCAGAGCAGTCATTGATCGCTGGAGCCAAGACAGAGTGCTGTCACTCTCTCCTCATGTCTAATGGCAGAATACGCGAACTTGGCAATTTCTAACTAAAACAACGATTTAATACAAGTAAGAAGTAACTAAATGAACGTAGAACAGATTCTAGAAATGATGGATCAGATGGTGTTGCCTGCAAGCACTGCTGATATTTACAACCGCGCATTGCGCTCAGGTATCGCCAAGGGCGCAAACATTCAACGTGAACGCGCAGACATGTCTTCATTCTTAGCACGTATGCGTAAGAAAGACCTAGTGTTCAGTCTTCACGATGACGCTGGTGTATTGCTTTGGGATATGAAGAAGATCAAGCAACCAGTACGCGCAGTGCAGGAAAACACCAAGGCTGTGCATGACGAGATTCAACGCATCCGCAAAGATATTCCATTCAATATTGTTCTAGCTACGCTGTTTGATGATCTATCAGACGCATTTGCTGGCGCAGCTAAATCACTACGGCGCTTTCAATGAGCTGTATTAGCGACAAGCAACTTATCCTAGAAGAAGTCTCATACCTAATTGGTCTTGGCTTTAGAGAAGACGATAAAGACCTGATCCTGCTTGGTATGAACGTAGCGCGTAATACCTACGATGATGACCGCTGGGACGAGATTGGCGGCGAGACTTTACGCTGGCATTGCGAAAACTTTTTTAGATTAGGAAACCTGACTTATGCAAGAACTACGACAGTTGGAAACGGTTACGATCCACGAAACAAAGGATCTAGTGACGCTGACATGCAATGATGGGTACGTTATCAAAGCGTATCGCAAGAGCCGCAAAGATCCATACAAATTTGACTGGAATCTTGACGATACTGACTGGGTTTACTCACCAACGAAGCCAGAGCATTTGACGATTCGCAAGATGCTGTCTGATGCGTTAAACGCTAAGAAGATCGCTAAACGGCCATTCTGGGAGAAAAAGTAATGGGAACTAAACACAAACACTACGATGTGATCGTCGCTTGGGCGGCGGGTGAGGAGATTGAATATAAAACAGCGTTAGGCGTTTGGAAACCAACGTATTGGCCTCCATTAAATGAGAATGAAACTTTCCGCATTAAACCAAAGCGCGTGAAGAGAGAGGGGTGGGTGAATGTTTATGGACTTGGGAGTGCTTACGTTTGGCCAACTAAAGAAGAAGCTGACCGAAAATCGAATGAAATAAGAGTAGCCTGCGTCCGCATCGAATGGGAGGAAGAAGCGTAATGCCTGGTCCAATCAAAACATTCCAAGAATGGTACTTAGCTCTTAGTCAGACAACTAAGGAACGCATGAACCTGCATGACGCTGAATTTGTCTGGATGTCCTGCCTGCCAAACGTCAAAGCAGCAAAGCTACAAGGCCGCAGGGAAGCACTACGCGAACTTTATTACGAATTATCTAGCCATGACTATTTCAACGAAGCCAACCTTGTTAAGAGTTTTTACAAGACAGACATCAGCGCCGAAGATGGCGGAGAAGACTACTTTACGAACTGGAGTAAGTGACATGAGCAAATTTCAAACTTTTGTTATCGGATCATCATGTGTCATCCTTGCTGTATCAGCAATCTACTTTGGCTTTTTTGCCGGTCCAAAAACTGTTGAAATCGATGAGCAACACTTTCGATGCACAGCCGCTGAAGCACAAGGCATTAACGCTAAATGCACTCAGTACACCTATCTTGCTGGCGCTAGATGAAAACATGCAATCTTTGTGGTGAATCCAAGCCAATGGATCAATTTACGATCCAATATGCTGGAACGCCAAAACAAAGACATATGGCCAGATGCAAGTCATGCAGAGCGAAAATCAACACAAAGATTAATCAACGAGCTAGGGAAGCTAAAGATTTAATCATCCATGAAGAAACGCCATGTCCTTGTGATGCATGCTTCAAGCAACTTAATTGCAAAGCTGAGTGTGCAAGCTATAGGACTTGGATGGAACATGGTGTATAAAGAGTCTGGCCCAGATCCAATTTAAATAAATTGGCTGTATGGGAGTACATTCTGGGCCACCATATAAAAAGTTATGGGAACACCAATCACTTATTTTCATCAACGCCAGGTAAGAGGGGCGTGATTGAGTGTTCCCACCATATTGAGAGTAAGAACAATGACCGCACCGAAGAAGATTTGGATGTGTTTTGATGATGAAACTTGCGGTATGGGTAGAAATTACATCCGTGCCGACCTTGTTGATGGTTTGGTTGAGGCGTTGGGAGAATTATACGAAGTAGCAAAAAACGTAGAAGACGAAGGCCCATTAGGGGAGGGATGGCAATCAGACTGGTTAATCGAAGAGCTACAAAAAGCCCGAGCCGCGCTGAAAGCGTTGGAGGAAGAATGAACAGCCATGAAACAGCCCTAGAAGAACTTCAAATGCTGCGCGCCTCTTTGCAAGTAGTCTCTTTTGCTTACATGAAAGATGCTCGATTGGTCGGCTCCGCTATAGCGTATTTAGCAATGTTGGAAGACTTGCTTAAAGAACGGCAAAAGGGGGAAAAATGAGCGACAAAGAACTTACCCAGCTGGAATTACAAGAATGCCTTCGTTACGAGGAAGGTACAGGGTTCTTTTTCTGGATTAAAAGAAACAGTAAACGCATAAAAGTTGGGGATAAAGCTGGAACAAGACCAAATTGTGATGGGTACGCAGAAATAATGGTGAACAATGTTTTGTACAAGGCTCATCGTTTGGCTTGGTTATATGTGTATGGCGAATGGCCTCAGAGTCAAATAGATCACATTAATGGCGATAGGTTCGACAACCGTATTGCAAATCTGCGGGACGCTACACCAAAGGAAAATTCTTACAATCGCATACGAGCAAGCAAAAATAACAAAACGTCTTTACTGGGCGTGGTGACAAAGCCGAACGGAACTTTTTACGCTGAGATTAGGGTAGAGAAAAAGAAGTTTCATCTAGGATCTTTCCCCTCCGCAGAGTTAGCGCATCAAGCATATCTTGAAGCCAAAGAAAAATTGCATACGATGGAGGCGGTATGAGCGAAGACAAAGAACTGTTGACCTTGGCGGCGAAAGCGGCGGGGATTGAGATTGCACATATTGAACTTCTGGGTGATGACGGATGGAACCCCCTAACCGACGATGGTGACGCTCTGCGCCTTGCGGTGAAGTTGAGGATGAATGTTGAGTTCTTTGACGATGTTGTTTGGGCTTTCGACAATGACTACATAGATCCTATTGAAGAGCCTTATAAAGACGACCCCTACGCCGCAACCCGTAGAGCCATCGTCCGGGCAGCGGCTGAGATTGGCAGGGGGATGGAATGAGCGAAACAAAATTCACGCCGGGGCCTTGGAAAGTAACTGTTTCTGAGAATGGCATTGATGTGGGCGTTGACGGACTAGATGGAGAGACAATAACCGGATGGATTGAACCATACGATGCCCACCTAATCGCCGCCGCGCCTGAGCTTTATGGGGTGGTTGAAAAATTGGCTAAGTGGAACAAGGATTACCCATCAGCTCGCGTTTATGGCTACGGAGACATCAAACAAATCGCGGAAGAAATGGACGCAATTAACGCCCAAGCAATAGCCGCCCTAGCCAAAGCCAGAGGTGAAGCATGAGCTGCAACTGCAAATCAACCATTCAGGACAAGCTGGTGTCTTCTTACAGCGAAAAGAACCCAGAAGACTTCGACGTTAGCGCGACCATTGGCGGCTACAGCCTCGCCCTAAATTTTGAGCAAAACAAGATGCGATTAGCCGGGACTTTGCCGGTAACAATTGCTTACAGTCGGAAGAACAAAAAGGGCGAGACAAAGGCCAAGACCACCAAGACCTTCATGTTTTTCAACTACTGCCCCTTTTGCGGAAAATCTGTTGCTGAGGATGAAGCATGAGTAACGCAACTGAACTGCTCAGACGGACGATTGATGATCTTGAATTGCAAGTCGGACGCGCCATTGATGAAATCCGTGCTTACATCGCCGCCGAACCAGAAGCGGAGCCATACGCATGGGCGTGGGATGAAATCATGTCAGACGGGCTTGAGCCAGTTGCCGACATAGATAAGCCGGTAGACAACGAACACCGCACAAACATTAGACCCCTCTACACCAGACCCGAGCCAGCAAGGAAGCCGATGAGTGAGGAGGAGATCGATGAAGAGCTTGAAACGAATGAATATTACTGCGCCAAATCATTTGCTGATGGCGTCCGCTTTGCAGAAAAACACCACGGGATAGCAGAATGAGACATTGCGGCCAATGCACCAAATGCTGTGAAGGTTGGCTATCTACTACGGTATACAAACACCAGATTTATCCTGGCGTACCGTGTGCATATCTGAAGAAAGACTGCACAATCTACAAAAATCGCCCAGAAGATCCATGCAAAAAGTTTGTCTGCGAGTGGTTAGCTGATGAATCAATTCCTGCTTACATGCAGCCAAACTTGTCTGGCGCAATTATCATCAAGCATGAAGATCATGTGGAAATGATTGAATGTGATCCACCATTAAAGACACAAGCTCTAGAGTGGTTTCTCATGGCATACATCTCTGGCAAATACGACAACGTATCCTACAGGATACACAATCATGCAAGACACATTAGGACACCAAAATGAAAGACTTAATCTTAGCCGCAGCAGTCACATGCTACAACTATGGCGCTAACATCACACAATGCAGTGATGGCACTACAGCCTACCAGTATGGCAATCAGACACAGATTGTTAGCCCAAACAATGACAGAACAACCGTATATCAGTATGGCAATCAATATCAGATTGACTCATACCAGAATACACAGCCGTTTATTCCGCCAATAGACTCAGGACTTAGAGTGCTTGAACCATTCAAGTAAATGGTCAAAACCAACAAACAGCATAATAGAAAAGACAACGCCAAAGATGATCTTGGCTGACTTACTCATAGCCGCAAGCTTTTTAAGTTCAGCCAACTCTTCTCTTGTCAGACTGTTACTGGTGTCAATGATTTTGAGGGACTCATCGTCCTTCACTTCTTTTCACCAGTCAGCATTAGAATCAAACTAGCAAGCGCAGCGCCAACCTGAGCAATCTGAGCAACCATAGCTGGATCAATATACCAGCCAATAGAACTAGCAAGTCCTACAATTCCGATCCATGTGGTTTTTTCCTTGAGTCGATCAAGTGACCATTGCAAGAATGCTTTCATAGTTAGCTCCGTTCTATCTGGAAATGAGGCCCATCTGGAAAGGTTTTCCAACTTCCGCCCCAGGTTAATTTTACACCAAGTTCTGACGCAGCCTGTTTCATTGCATCAGCAAGCACATGGAAGTATTTCCAATCCCAGGATACTTTTCCATCAACAATCGGAGCAATGTCTACAGCATGACCAGTCAAATGATAGCTTTTCATCGTGCGAGATTTGCCAGCATCTAATAGATATGCCTGACGCTCTTTAGTTCGCAAGCCTTCAACTACAACAAAGTCTACTGGTGTAATTTCTATTGCGCGTTTAACCACTTTGACCAGATCAGGCTTAACACCTTCTAGCCTGCGTAGTGATTTTTCTGAAAGCTGAAACGTCATGCTATTGCGACCAATTTCGGATAACCAATCTTATCTGGATCAGGAGCAATCTCATAACCAGAAGCCTGACCATCAATCAAAAGAGAGTAGTCCTCAGCAGTAAGCTCTACACAATCATCTGGCACTAACGCATAGTCAATCTCAGACGCATAAAAACCATTAGTCGTAGCTGAATAGCGCATAATTAGTACCCAAAAGCAATGTATGAAACTGGAGTGCTAGACGCAGCAAGCGCAGTAAAACCATTGGTGTTTAGATTGTTTGCTGATGTGGCTATCGTAGTCGCGCTGACTGCTGTCACCAAAACACAGAAACAGAGATTAGGAAATGTTGTCGGATAAAGCACTGTGCTTCCACCAGAGGTCGCAGAGCCTTGGCCAAACTGCACAATTAGATCATTCGGAAGTTTGATGTATTTGCTGATGGATGGATCAGGAAGCGTAAAGCCACCGTATCCGTATTTTTGGTTTGACCTGTTATAGAACAAGGCATATCCAACAGATTGTTCAATTAGTCCCCAGGATGTTGAATCATTGACTAATGACACATCATTAGTGCCAGACCGCCTTGCACTCAAAGAACCTTGCAGAGACGTTTGCTGAGTGGCAAACGCATTTGAATAGGCATTTGTTGCTGTCGAAGCATTGATAGGCCAAGATGCGCTAGAAGCATCGGAATTCTTTGACCATTTTAGATTCGTTCCATCATAGTCGATCCACATTTGGTACTGTGATCCAGATGCAGAAGAGCCTGCATTAACAGCAATCGGAATGCTAGAAATTGCGCCAGTTTCAATGAAACCATAGGATACTGATGAAATAAGACTACTGACAGATTCGCCATAGTCAGGAGATACCGTGACAGTCGTTACGCCAGTAGCGTATGCGGAACTAACAACCGTTCCGTAGTATGTTGTCGAGTCGCTATTATTCATTTTGACTCTGCGACCAGTAAGGAACGTAGTCCTGTAATCGCTTGTCACGCTAAAGCTAGTGCTGCTGACATACGTTGGAGTACCGGCAAAAGCGACCCAATTCTGTACGCTTGTCGTACCTGGATCGTTGACACCAGAAATGTTGTCAAACGTAGAAATAACTACGCCATGTGCTTGTCCGTATTCTGGCGGTCCTTCAAGAATCATCTTGTATGAAGATCCAGCTTTCAGCCAAATCTCACCACCAGTCTCACCGCGCTGATCTAACTGAATCGGATTAGACCATGCCGTATCGGCTACTGGTGTTGTATATGCAAGCAACGGAGTAGACGTACCGGCTTCATAGAACCAGATCAGACCGCCAACTAGAAACGTACCGTCATCATTAAACTGAGCGTCTTGAAGGATCGGAGATAGATATGCGTTGGACATGATGTTTACCTACTTACGTCTGCGCCAACCGTTGCGCCGAATGTTGAAGTGAATGGCTGCATTCTGGAAGCGCTAAACAATTTAGCAAGAGGGCCAGACTCCCTTCTCAATAAGGCAGCAGTTTTCTTTGGATCAAGCAAAGCTTCAGCAAGCCTTCTTTGCATTTCTTCCTCATTGTCTTTCATCATGTAACCAATAAGAGGAGTAACCCTACCAAGCATTCTTCCTGGCAATCCGGCGCGTTCGGCAATGTTTTGCATTGCAAGTTTTTGGAATGTATCAGATCCTATTCCTTTACCCGACGTAGCTGCTTGAGCTTGTCTAGTAAGGTCGTTGGCTACTGAATGATAAACATCAATATCGCTTGGCTGCATAATGTCAGAAAGTCTTGCGCCTTTAAATCCAGTAGCTTGTTTTGCAGTGTAATCAGCATTTCTTAAAGCACTTGCATATCTTTCAGCATTTTCTTTTGTCAAAACGCCAAAATCAGACAACGCAGGCGCTAGTTTTTCATAAAGCGACTGACCTACATCCATTCTAGAAATTGGCCTAGAAAGCTCTCTAAATGCAGCTTGTGCTTCTGCATACTTAGGAATGTTCTGGCCGCGCCATTCTTCAAAAGCATTCACAGTGCCTTTAAGCGCATTTTGCTGTGCTTTGCTAAGTGAGGTTTTGGCTTCATCTCGCAATGAATCAAGACCAACCTTGAGCCAATGCAATCCTTGTCCTGAGATTTCAGCAGGCACTTCGCCAGACTCAATTGCTTTAATCAAATCGGCAGGAATTGGTGTACCTTGTTCTGCTGCAATTGCTTGAGCTTGAGAAAGCGCATTACGCATGCTTGGGCGCTTGAATAATTCCCGCAATGACTCATCCACAGGAACATTTGTTTGCATTGCTTCTTCATAAAGAGGTTTTGCGGCAATATCTCTAGCTTCAATTGCTGCGGCTTTGTCTGCTTCAGTGCCAGCAATACCTTCAAGCGCAGCTTTTCTTGCAGATACATTTTCAGCGCGTCTTAACGCATAAGGGTCAGGCAGTGCTTGTTCTGCCCATCGTTGTGTGGCTGCAAGACCACCAGAACTAGGGGCGGCTTCAGCCGCAGTCCATTCAACACCTGGCGTTTTTGATGCAGCGGATTCTAATTCTGTTGCTATATCTTCAGCACGATTGCCAACTTGTCTTTTTAAAAGCCTAGACAGTATGTTTTGTTGACCACCAGAATAAAATGGCTCAACCATTCTTTTTGCTGTCCCGAACGCATAGGGAATAGCCTCACCCACCATTGATCCGCCAGCCCCAAAAGCTGCGCCTTTTGCTCTGTCCGATGCCTCACCCGGAGTAAGTAAGCCACCGGTAAGACCAGCAGCACCTGTTCTTGCTGCAAATCCAGCCAATCCCCGCAGACCTGCACTAGCAACACCGGCAGGACCAACAGCATATTCTGCCGCTTCTACTGGAATACGCCCAAGTGATGGCAAAAACTCCTGTTCCGCTTCAGAATAAGCTTTTCCAGCAGCAAGCTTTTGACGTTCTTCTGGAGTCAAATCGACAAATGGCAGCGCCTCTTTTAAGCCCAAAGCGCCTTCAGTCAGAGCGATATTTGCATGGCGCAAGAATCGTTTACCAGCAGACTCGCTCATCATATCCCTAGGAACTCCATATTGTTCCCAAGGCTGTTTTGCTCGACTCTTTAAGGCTTCTTCAGCGCTTAATCCATAAATGTCATCAGATGGTTTTTTTGCCTTAAATCTATTTAAGGCTTCATCAGCAGAAAGACTGTAAATGTCGCTCATTTTTGATCCCACATGGTTTTAAATTGAGCCTCATCAATTTCGCCCTTATCAAGCATATCAAGAGCGGCTTTGCGTCTGCCTTTTACAGCTTCATCAAGATTTGATTCCTTACCGTACTTGATTTCATATTTATCAAGTAATCGCTTCATTTCATTTACTGCTGCAATCCTATCGCCTCTAGGTATACTAGGATTTGCAAGATTGCCAGCGGCTTTTTCATAAGAGGCTCTATCAGCATCTGATTGCGGTCCTTCAAATCTAGGAACTGACTGAAGCAATGCGGCAGCATCAATTCCTAACTGTGTATCTGCTTTGCTCCAAGGGGTAGATAAAGTTGCAGCTTTAGTTGCCATCGTTCCATATTCAGCAACACCACCAGGAGTTGATTTGTTAATCAAATCTTTCAAATGCTGCTCATCAAACGCAGAAGTCATTTTTTCGTGCTGAATTTCCCTTGTTGCTTCAGCTTCACCAACCTTTCTTCCTTTGGCTTCTTCTTTGGCAAATGCAGCCTTTTCTTCAGGCGTAATTCCTTTGGCTGTCGGAAGTTGTCCACCCTGCTGAACTTGATTGATGTAGATTCCAAGTTTGCTTTTTACGCTTGGATTTTCAATCTTTTGATAAAGATCTTTCAGCTTAGGCAGATTTTCAGGAGAAAACGACACAAGATTGCCTTGCTCATCAGCAATGTTGTAGTCAGTGAAATCTTCCATTGGAGCTTGTTTTCCTAGCTTGCCGCGCCTACCAGATGTCCCTGGCAAGATTTCAGGTCCATGGGTAATTGGGTTTCTATCAACCCTCTCACTAGTGCCCCAATAATGTTCCGATGATTCCGCTGGCGGCAAATTCCTTAACTGCGCTTCTTGTGCAGTTTTAGCCCTTCTAGACGCATAACCAAGACTCTCAGCAGTGCCAAGCACTTGCTCAGGGTGATATAGATCAATCGGCACATCCGGTTTGTAGCCATACGTTTCATCAAGAAACTTTAACGCACCACCAAGTCGGCCTTTAAATGTTTCAAGATCCTGTGCCGTTGGCTGTCTACCAGCAAGAGATTCTTGCCAGTTTTCAATCAATGGACCAAGCGTATTAGCAAACGTATGCTGTTTTGCTTCTTTGGTCTTACGCTGATTTTCTTCAATCTTGCCTTGCGATTCCAGCATCTGAAATTGACGCAGCATTTGTTCATTATTGAACTGCTGCATTTTCTGAGCAAAAGCAGGATCAATAGCGGCTGCTTCACTAAAACTAGCATTTGGATTTGAAGCATAAAGCTCACGCAGTCTTTGAGCATCAGCAATTGCTCTCTGCTTTTCTTGCAAATCAAGCAATGACATTTGATGCTTGGCCTGACGCTCTTGCCAACCGCCAATATCACCAGATTCGGCTAGACCTTGTAAAAGCATTTGAGATAATGGCATAAAAACTCCTACAAAGTGCCTGTTGGCGTTTGACCAAACATAGGCATCATTCCAGTCGGCAACTGTGGTTTATTGGAAGATTTATATAATTGGTCAAATAAACTAGCGCCATATTCACCAATGGCTTTACCGCTAGCTAATCCAAGATCAGCCATATTTTGTCCAGTGGCAAAATTAGACGTAGCCATTGGCTGGTACATGCCTTGAGCCGCCGCTGTCGGACCCATAGCAGCGGTGTAACCCATCTTTGTAATGTCACCGAGCATACCGGCCTGCTGTGCTGCTCCAGCCCTCTGCGCTGATTGTCCTTGGTTATAGACATTAAACGCATTCATGTACGCATTCTGCGCTCTTTGCCATGCGTCTTGAAAACCAGTAGCTGCCTGTTTTTGACCAAACTGTTGCGAGGCTTGCAATTGCGCTCCAGACAACATTCCACCACGCGCTGCGGCTGATTGGTCTATCTGTTTCTGACCTTGCTGAAGCTGAAACTGATAGCCTGGAGTAGCCTGCAACTCAGCCAAGTTACGCACCATTGGCGTATACAGTGGCGATTCTTTATACATTTCAGGCGTGTATTGCTGATATTGAGACTGTCTAAGCAATTCTGGTAGCATCTGCTGATACATTTGCATACCAGCCTTGCCAAACTTCTGATATGGTGCAGCACCTTGCTGTGCAAGCGCCCATATCTGTTCCATCATTTTCTGATTAGCTTTGTTGGCCGCACTACTGGAGGCCATTCCCATACCAGCACCAGCAAGAGAACCGGCAGCGGCGATTGTTCCACCAATAATTGCACCAGCCATAGCTATGCCTCTAATAATTCAATTCGTTTCTGATATTCAGCGTAAGTCTCTGTGAATATCTCTTCCTCAATTTCATCAACTGAGTCTGTGTTGGAGCAATGTACGTTAATCCAGCTTGTGTCTGTTTCACAGTAAATTGCCCTTTGCGTACCAGGCTTAGTGATAAACATGTCAGGCCCAGTAATTATACTCTTTTTGCCCTGTTCGTTATAAACATGGCATGTCCCATATAGAACTATGCACACATGCTCTTTTGCATGAACTTTAGTGATAATTGTTACGCCGCCTTTCACCCAATTGCGTCTTGCATACAATCCTTTACAAAACAAATGGTCCAACGGAGGCTCAAATTCCTCCATCAGACCACGTTTGCAGGATTCTTCCATGGCATAGCGCAAAGACTCTATGCGCTTTACGCCAATGGGTACAAGATCAGTGCTTACTTTTTCTTGCAGCATCCCGGCTTAGACTCTCTAGCTTTTGAGTAAGCAATAGCCTGGGCTTGCTTCATTGGCTTGCCAGCTTTTACCTCAGTCGCAATGTTTTTAGAAATTGTCTTCTGTGATGAACCTTTTTTCAACGGCATGATTGTCTCCTATTAGCCTGACAAAATCGCAGTGTAATAAATAGTAACCGCTCCGCTTGAATTATACCCAATAACTCTTACATCAAAACCTGTGCTGGAAACGCTTTTTAACTGAACTCCGACAGCACCGCTTATGCCAGATGGATCATAAATGTAAGCATTAACTGCTGGTGTTCCTTGAAATGCCGTTGCAAATGTTTGAGAGGTGTCTCCGTAATATACCCCAGGGACACCGTACAGCGTTGTTGTAAATGCAAGAGGCATTGAACCTGTCTGCATTTGACTGGCTGTAAATATAGTGTTTGCAGTATAAGAAATGTATCTTGATGCAAGGTTTGTCATGGATTGAGGACAAACATACACAGATGCCGACCCATAAATACCTATACCACCAGAAGATCCGCCTTGCCCATTTATGTTATTTGTTCCTATTGCTATTCCGTCACCCCCTGCGATTGAAATAGCTTTGCTGGATGGCTGAACTGCAAATTCATTCCCACCAATGTATGTGTTTGTTAATTGTGTACCTACAGTTTGTATGCCAATTGATCCAGAAACAGTGATTTGATTTCCAGATATATTTACACCAGAAAATGAATTTGATGTGGTGTTGATCGCGATATTTGATGCGCTTGCAGATTCAGTGCTATTGCCGGTAAAAACAAAAATTGATGTGCTAGATGAAGATCCTGAACCTGTAACGAACTGCCCAATGTAATGATACAAACCACCTAAAAACTTGCATCCGATAACTTTTAGCCCTCCAGAGGAGTATTGATTGATGCCAATACCTCCAGAAGCCATAGAATACAGACTAGAAACAATTGCGCTATCACCAGAGTCAATATCATATTGATTTTCAACAATTGTTGATGCGCCACTTTGTTGCTGGAATTGGCACGATGTAATTCTAAAATGAGACGCTTTTACAAAGTGAATGCCATCATATCCAGAAATGAATCCGCAATTTATGAAGCATGAATAGCTATTTTCTCCGCTAGATGCGCTGATTGATATGTATGAACCAGATGATCTTGTTGGATTTGTTGTAAATGTTATGTTTTGAAAAAAACAAGCCGATTGTGTTGATATTGATAAAACATCACCAGTTGAACTTGTAGCAACAATGGCCGAGCTATTTTGATTGTCCCCAACAAATGACATTCCAGTAGAGCATGTCAATGAAGAAACAAGATACCGTCCAGCAGGGAAATACAAAGTCCTGTACGGATTAGCATTGATCGCGTTCTGAATGGCTGTGGTTGAATCTACCGTTCCACCAGGATCTGCTCCATACTTTTGAACATTGATATACGTTCCATACGATGCAGCATTGTTAAACGTATTCCAATCCGTACTGGTTAGATAGCCATTGGTCGTACCGTTTGCAGCCGCCATGCTAATCACCGGCGAAGTGCCGCCGGATGAGACTACAGGGGCCGTTCCACCGACTGAATTAACATACGTTCCAGACGGTTGCTTATTGTTGAACGTATTCCAGTCAGCCGCGCTCAAATAGCCATTTGTTGTCGCATTAGCTTCTGTAATGCTAATGTTTGGAGTCGTTCCACCGGATGAAGCAATAGGCGAAGTGCCAGTAACGGCAGTCACTGTTCCAGTGGGCGATGACGTTACCCATGTGCTTCCATCCCAATAAATCGGAACATTGATGGTCGTGTCAAAAAACGGCTGTCCAACCCAGAGATTAGCCGTTGGACGCGCAGACGTTGGGCCTGATCCAGTAAGCCCTGCCAAATAAATCTGGACTAACTGAAACCAGCTTTGCCATACAGCCTTGATTTTACTGCCAGCACCAGCAAGGTTTTCAATCGCAGAGTTAAGTGGCGGCTGTGGGAATGGCATTATTTTGCTGCCTCAGTTGCGTATGCGGCTGCGCTCATCATAACAACCTTCACAGGATCGGTTATGCGGAACTTGAATACGTAGTTACGACTAACGCCAAGCCTGCGCCATTCTGCTCTGCGTAGATATTGACCAGCCTGACCAAAGCTAGTCCACATTTCGTTGCCGTATGTGTATCCACCATCACGGCTAACTTGCAACATAGCTTGCGGATCGTAAATCATTGGAACACTTCCAAGACTATAGCTTGCAATCAGGTCATAACCAGATTCGGTAGTAAGCAAATCGCCAGTTTCAGCAAGCAACAAATCCTCAACCTGTGTTGGAACAAGTCTAGTTGCATCACCAGTGCCTTGCTCCATATCCAAGCGCAACCGATAAATATGCAGTTTATTGAATGATGTGCTTGCAAAGAAATGAGGCGTGATTAGCTCTCTGGCAATGTAATCGCCATTGTCAGTATAAGTCAGCGCGTCATAAGTGTAGAGATTGCCATTGCGATAATCAGACACAAAAATCTGATTCTCAAACTGCGTAGCTCTTTGGCCGTAGTGCCTTGTATCAGCACCAGATGCAAGCTCAGACCAAACGTCTGACGTTGCGTCATACATCCATGTCTTTTTCTGTGACTGGAAGTTGATTACATAGAAGTCATGTCCAGTGAAACGGAATGAGTAAGCAATCGCATCCTCTGGAGAATCGTATTCATTGAATAGATAGTCTAGATCAGGCGTAGACACCGGTACGCAACGATAGTCCTGTACGCGAACAACAGAAATACCACCGCGCCTTGAGCGTCCGAGATAGAACAATTCGCCAGCACATCGAGCAATGGATCTGATAGCAACCAAGCCTACGTCAGTCGGAGATCCTGCAATTCTCTGCAACGGAAACGGATATGCGCCAGTGTTCTGCCAGTATTCTTGAGAAATTGCACCAAGAAGCACTAGCTGGCCGTTATCAACCGTCACTGCCTGCAAGTTATCCGTGTAGGACTCTTTGCTGGCGTACTGCAATGGGTCCCAATAGAAACCATCGTATGACGCTGACAGCCAAAATTGCTTAGTGCCAATGACATTGACAATGAAATAGCTGTCTAGAAATGTTACGGTCGTAGATTTTGGAAAGTTCGTCCCTGTGTACGCAGTCGTAATGTCTCTAAAGTTATTGACGATTTTGCATGTACCGGAATGAGTTCCGCCAAGCGGCACACCGATATGGAAACTATTAGCCGCAGTGCATACACCAGTACCAGGCGTTGGCCCTGTTGCTGTAAAGACCGTTCCAACCGTGTTTGTAGCAGCGCCAACTAACGTAAAGTCAGAGCTACCGACAGTTTCAATAACATATTCAGTGCTTGCCGTTAGATCCGGCGCGTTAGTCTCAATTAGGCTTACTGTATAGTCACCGGAGGAAAGATTTGCATCACCAACAATGGATACGATCTGACCTGTTTTGCGCGTTGTCAGCGTCTCATAAATCGTTGCTACACGGCCTGATCGAGTGTATTGAAGTGTTGCCGTAGCTGGCTGGAAGATATAACCAGTAAGACCATCGACAATCATTAACTGAATGCCGTTATCCGACATGGACACAGTGCCAGTCGTTGTATTCAATTGGCCGCGTGTAACTACATTGCCATCTGGAGAGATTTCTAAAAGCTCATTGTATGCGACAGCAAACAACCGATTGACCGCTTGAAACCACCAGAGGCCACGAATCGGATTAGCACCTACATCCGTAAACGGCTTTAATCCTGGTGTGCCGTAAGCTACAAGGTTTGACTTGTCTTTTTCTGGCTTGATTTCAAGAAACAGATTCTGACGTTTCTGCGCTGATACCGCTCTAGCGCGGCCTGCAACACCAGGGCCAAGGATTGGGAGTTGCATTGTCTCAGGCATGGCTATCGTCCGTATCCGTCTGAATAGATATTGTAACGCAACTGGCTAGTATTCATCAGCGCAACATCAGTTTGCAAAGTCACAGTGCGCTGATTCAGACGCTTAACGCGCTTGAGCGCATTGACCGCAAGTTGAACAGTCGTAGGACGAATGTCAAACTGATACTCTTCAGCTATCCGTACCGCCAGATTGAATACAATCGCTTCCCAGTAACCGGGAGGGAATGACATATAAGCAGTAGGATCTAGCACCATATCAAACGGCTTCCAGCTAGTCAGATTGATATAGGCTGGTCCTTGTGTTGAAGGATCGTTTGGCGCAAAGATAGGATAAATATAGACTTCAGCCAGCGGAAAAGAAGGCTGATAGTAAATGTAGTTCGGGAAATTGGTGCTAAGAGTTTTAAGGCGCACAGCATTGTAGTCATCATATCCAAGCACTTGCATCGGATAGCTGACAGGAATCGAGCCATTGTTGAGGATTAGATACGCATCAACAATTTTCATCGGCCTACTGGTATTGAAATCGCCACCGTAGCCCATGCTGTACGGATTCTGACCAGATACTAATGGGAATTGCTCACGGATAACCTGATACAGTGTTAATTCATCTGCTGACCAGCTATCCAGCATTCGATTGAGCGATTCAAGGCCATCTTGCAGCTCTTGAGCGGTTAGATCAGTATCAACCGCTGAAACCTGGATCAAACGCATAGCAGCGCGGATTAGATCGTTAGCCGTATACATTTGGCCGACATTCTGTGCTGTTTTAGTTGATACAGCTACAGGATTGTTGACGTTCCAGAGATCAGGATATTGCCAGAGTGATTCTGCTAGATCCCAGATGCCGTTAGGGAGGTTGGCTACGTCTACGATAGTTTCTGTGCGTACAAGATTTCCGCCAGCTACTGTCATGTCATATAGCAATGAACCATCAGCAACGTAATAGTTAATGATGCCGTCTTGCGGGAGCAAAATTGGCTGATCTACAAGTGTTGTGCAAGCAGAATCTGAATAGATTGGCACAACAGTCTTAGTGCCAGTGTAAAAAAACTCTCCAGCCGCAGTATCACCAAGATATGCACCAATCGGAGGAACAAGTGTTAATTCAATGAGTAGTGATGACATTGTTGTTACCTGGCGAGTGCGTTCTGGAAGGGGTCAAAAGTATTGTGCTTTTTCATATTTTCCAGCGCGGGTAGATATTGAAGATTCGACTCAACGTGCAATCCTGAGACAAGTTTACCGCGCAAAGGAATCACATGATCGACATGACAGCCATCTGGTTTATTGACGTAGAAATCTCGGATTGCTTTTCTATCGGCCCATTTTGGGGTTTGTCTTGACTCCGCGATTTCACGCAATCGGCTGTGATACCGCTGATAACCTTTTGTTCTTGACTGTCCGTGGATTTCTTCAAAGCCATTTCTCCAACAGACCTCTTTCCTAAAACATCCGCAAGATTGCGTGTGACCTGAGCGTAGCTTCTTACCTTGTACCGTAACAATGCTTCCGCATTCGCATTCACAGACCCAAGTTGCTCTGGTTATCTCTACATTTGAACCACGCGCCAACACGGTTAGCCGACCATGCTTTTGTCCAACCATGTCAATCAGCTTGCCCATCACCGCGCCAAGGAGTTTATAAATGCCGATTCAGCAAAAGCGGCATAAATATATGTTCCACCAGAGGAATTCACATTTCCATAGTTGGCCCTAAACTTAAATCCATTTGAAAGCATATCGAATGGATAAGTGCTAGTGTAATCATCTTCAGCCGCCGACAAATTTGGGTACAGATTCAAATCTTGTGGGTTATAAACATTGCGCGAAGAATCAACGATGACCCAATTACTTGTTGTGTCAGTTCGCTTAATCATGATCCATCTAGGACGGAAATTCGTGAATACAAACGGTCCATCCGCAGACCCGTTGCCGGTATAGCTACCAAACGCGCTGTATCCGGGGATCGCGGCGAAGCAGTAGGCGAGAGCTAAATCACCACTTGTATTATTATTCCTAGATAACGTCATTACGCTGGAAGTCGGCTCAGTATTATTGAACCAGCCGTTCCATACGTTTGCCGCTCCTGTAGTATTCAATGAAAGTGCCTGTGTAGCGCCCAATGACTGATGATAGACACCCCATTCCTGTGTGCTTGAACGATCTTTAAAAATAATCATGGCTGGCTTAACACCGAGGCCGTGACCAATGGTTGCACTTGCCGACCCGTTCATTGTGTAAGTCACCACACTAAACCCAGCCGTCGTATTCGCACTCACTTGGCTAGTGATTGATCCTGCAGTGTTGCTGACTGCTGTGCCGTTGGCTTTCCATTGCCAGCCTACGTAGGTATCGCCGTTAAGATTTACATTGGCAGCGTCAGTTGATCCGGCTACAACGGTAAATCCAGTAGTGGTTGTTGTCGATGGATATCCTCCACTTGGCGTTGCTGCTTCAGCATTCGTTAAATTAGATCGCAGTACATTTGTTACGCCACGGACTGAATCTGATAATGAATGACTGTAGGCTTGGGTTCTATCCTTAACCCAAACAAAATCAGGCTGAAAACTCACTCCATTTACGGTGTTCGTAATGCTCTGCGTAGATCCATTCCCCGTGTAAGTCGTAGCCGCCATGTAGCTTGCACCGTTGACAATGCTTGCGGCTGGTAGGTTGTAGGTGCACAGGGATTTGTATCCGCTTGGCGGCGTGTAGGCGAAGGGGCGTTGGCCGAAGTTGGCGTTAAATGAAACGGCTTGAGCGTTACCATTTGACACAACAAAACAGTAGCTAATTGTTGAAGATGGCAGGCTAATTGCGCCCTGACTTGTATTGTTTTTATAGAACGTGACCGTTCCAGAATCAATGTCTAAAGCAATTCCGATAGTGTCAGTTGTATATGAAGCGCCATAAGATGATGCAGTGCCGTTTACGTTTTTGTCACCGTTGGCTCGATAAAGAACTGAATACTGCCCAGAATTACCGACATCTGTTGCCCATCCATTTATGTCTGTTACTCCAACATAAGACCAAGTATCAGATGAGACAGGAGTAATTTCACAATACCATTTTCCTGATGAAGGCGCAGCCATCGTTGAGCGAACACCATAACCAGCTAGATAGGGAGGGCCACCAGCAGTAAGCGTTGCTGTTAAATTTGCATTAGATGCCGAATTTCCTTGAAGTTTTATTGCATTCCAAACCGCATAATTCCCAACCCCATAACTGCTTCCTGCAAACGGAGTCGGGCTATCAATCATCCAGTCATACGTGGAACCGGAGGTCAGGCTTATGTTGTTCGTAGTCCAGTTGTTGCCGTTACCAGAGGAATCGTAGCCTAGCGTGGTTGTGCTAGTGCCGTTGCTGAAGTTCAGCTTGAAGCCGTTGGTTCCGTAGGTTCCTGAGTAAGCAATCGGTTGCCATACGCCAGTGATCGTGCTGATCTGGCCGAATGATGATGGCGTGAGTGCTTGACCGTCGATGAAGTTGACGTCGGCTAGGTAGCCGTCGAAGTAATTTACTCCTGTTGATTGTGTTCCAATTCTTGCGGCAACAGCATTGTTGTTTATATTTGGAAAATTATAATTTTGAGTAGGCTGTGTACCAGTTAGGCTAATAGAAACGCCATTTACATATAGTTGGACTCTATTTGCTGCTGTTGCTTGCGTAGTATCAACAGAGACTACAATGTGATACCAAGCTGAAGGATCACGATAAACAGAGGTTGTAATTAAATCGTAAGTGCTTCCATTGGCAAAAAATATTTCTAATTGATCTGCGCTAGAAAAGTCTATGCCATCGGTTGATGCGTTAAACGCCGTGAACAGATATTGTGTTGCACCAAGTTTGCCTCTTTTTACCCATTGACTTAAAGTAAATTTTTGCGTATTTCCTGATGCTTGAGTCCTATTCAAATACGCACTTGCGCTAGAACGGAAGCGGAGAGAGTTGGCGATCTGATAACCGCCAGAGGGATAGATATTCAGTAATTGCTGGATACCAGGCATTAGGTCAACCCCGTTCCGTTGATGATCCAGGATGTGCTAGTTATCTTTAACGCTGTTGCTTCGCCATATTGGGCTAATGTTCTACTGCCAGTAGAACCTGTTCCAGCGAGATACAACGTGTCTGACGTAATCGCAATCGTTACGTTGCTAGATGACAGATTTACAAACGAAATAGCCGTTCCAATCGGATAAGCTACGTTGGCATTGCTATCAATTGTGAATGTACGCGCATTTGCATCTGATGACGGATGGAAAATGTGCTTGCCAGAGTCAGAAAGAACAGTCGTATATGCAGCAGACTGGCTATTCTGAGGAATGTTACGGAAGCCAACAGCATTTGTTCCGTCAACCGTACAAGAACTTAAGGTTCCTGATGCCGGAGTATTAAGAACCGCTCCAGATGCAAGCGTAGCAGTGCCAGTAGCATTAAGATTAAGGCATGTAAGCGTGTTTGTTACTGTGTCATAGCCAACATGAGTAACGGTTGTGTCATTTGCAAAACTTGTACCGTCAAAATAAATCAATCCTTTGACGTTTCCAGATGGTGCAGTAAATGCAGTTTGATTTGTTCCGCCATTTGCAATAGGAAGTGTACCGGTTACGCCAGTTGTTAATGGCAAACCTGTGCAATTGGTCAGTGTTCCGCTAGTCGGAGTACCAAGAATAGGAGTTACAAGCGTAGGAGAAGTCGCAAGCGCAAGAACAGTGCCTGATCCAGTAGTGCTATAGCTAGTTTCCCATGCTGATCCAGTGCTGTTTGGAATACCAGAGCCTGGATAAGTCATTGGGCTAGAGTTACTGAGCGTTCCGGTACTGAAACTTAAACCAGTGCCGATAGTTGCATTGCTAAATCCACCTGATCCGTTGCCGTAAAGGATGGATGTGCCAGAAGTTGCTGAGAAACTGCCTGCAACAGAAACGGTCCAAGACGCATACGTTCCTGATCCGCCAGTGTTGTCTACATTGACTACAAGCGTTGTTCCAGAGAATGATGTAATGACACCTTCCATGAAGTTTGCTGGCGTAACGCTGTAAGCCAAGCGAACTCTGGTTCCAACCGTGAATGCCGTTGCATTTGATGCAAGATTAGTCGTAAACGTCTTAGATCCAGTGCCAATCGTTGTTGACGTAGAGCTAGTTAGGCCATAGTAACCTACGCCGATCTGTGCTTGCTGACATGCAGTAACGATAACGCCAGGAGTTTCTGGAGTGACGGGAGTTGTACCCGCAGGAATCGTTTCAATGTAAACCTGTGTGCTTTCCGTTTGCCACATGATTTCAAAGAAATCATTAGCAGCAGCAGTAAAGACGTAATTAACCGCCGCAATAAGCTGGCCGTGAACGCCTCCATGCGATCCGACCACGGCATACTGACTATTTGAATCAGCAACGTCACCAGTTACGCCGCTATCGTTCTTTCTCAGCCATACATTGACATTGTGAATTGATGTGTCAGTGTTTGTGAACTGAATGGAATACTGAAGATTGTATACGCCAGCGTTTGCAAAAGTGATTCGAGTCGGATTGCCAGACAGATCATTGGCAATGCTTACGCCATTAGCTTCAAACGTGTGATTAATCTTAATCGCATACGCAGTGGTCGTATTTGCCGCTGTCTGCGTTGCGTTAGTGTCATAAAAAGACCCGTAATAACCTGGTGAACCGACAATTGACGTAGTGGCGTTAGCGTTAAGCACACCACCAGAGAACGTCATGTTTGAGCCGATGCTGACGTTACTAAATCCACCAGCGCCATTGCCGTACAAAATCGAGCTACCGGACGTAGCTGGAGCGTAGTCTGTACCTGAAACAGCAGCAGAAACACCAGTACCGTTGCCTTTGAGAAGCCCGGTAACGGACGTTGAGAGCGTAATGGCTGGAGTAGTGGTTGCATTCGCTACCGTTCCTGCAAAGCCGTTAGCTGAAGCAACAGAAACGCTAGTTACTGTGCCAGTACCGCCAGATGCACTTAGAGTGCCACCAGCAAACGTAAGGCCAGAGCCTACAGTTACAGCAGACAATGCGCCTGCATTGCCGTAAAGGATGCCTGATGTGGTCGTGGACAGCGTAATGGCTGGAGTTGACGTAGGTGTTTCAACCGTACCGGCAAAACCATTAGCTGTAACGACAGACGCGCTAGTTACTGATCCACCGCCAGCAGTCGTAGCAAGTACGCCACCGGAGAAAGACATATTAGAGCCAATGATAACATTGCTGAAGCCACCAGAGCCGTTACCATACAGAATGCTAGTGCCGCTAGTAGCTGGCGCATAATCAGTACCAGATATGGCAGCAGTGAATGCGCTAGAGCCATTGCCTTTAACCAATCCTGTGATTGAAGTTACGCCAGTACCGCCATTTCCTACCGGCAATGTACCAGTAACGCCAGTGGATAACGGAAGTCCGGAACAGTTAGTCAGCGTACCGGATGTTGGTGTGCCAAGAATTGGCGTAATCAGCGTAGGCGTATTGGCGAATACAAGCGCACCGGAGCCTGTTTCATCTGTAACAGCAGTTTTAAGGTTTGCGCTAGATGGCGTGGCTAGAAATGTTGCTACACCAGTGCCAAGACCAGAAATGCCGGTAGAAACCGGTAAGCCTGTGCAATTTGTAAGCGTACCAGAGCTAGGCGTACCGAGTGCGCCACCTGGAACAATGTAATCTGTGCCTGCAACCGCATTAGAAAACAGTCCAGCAGTTGCTTTCTGAAGTCCTGATGCGCCAGTTAGCGTTAATGTGCTGAATGTGGCTCTATCTGGCGTATCGTCACCAATAGGACCAGGCGCAGGAAGAACGGATTGAACAATCTGATTTGGCGTTGCTTTTTGAGTAACACCAGAATGGACAATAGGCGCGACGTCTGCCGCTGGAATGATCGTACTTGCGGCTGGAAGCTGGGAGATTTTGACGTTTGCCATCGCTAACCTACTCGGTAAGGAACGGGGATATACCCCAAAAAATTAACTGTCAGATTTTGCCGGTCTGCCCCGTTTTGGTTTATCTGAAACTTCGTCAGATTCTACTACATTCAGATAAGTTTCGTACCATTCTGCGCTTGTGATGTATCCCAGAGCGCGTAATTCTTTAAGATGTTCTGCGTCAGTTGCAATCTTGATTGAATCATAGTCTTCAAGATGCATTGCACATGGAAAATCAATCATTTCTTACTCCTTATAAAGAAAAGGGGGCCGAAGCCCCCTAATCTTAACCTTTTTACGGGTTTGTTCCAGCAACAATGCCCACGTTGTTAAACGCAGTAACACCGAAGTCAGTCTGGACAGGGTAAGAACGTGCAACAAATACCAGATAGGTATCAGCAGCAGTCGTTACATCGCCAGAAGTGACGTTCACATACTCAACACTGAGAGTATTTGCAGCAGAAACGTAAGCGCCACCGATGCTAACACCAGCGCCCACAGCCTTAGTTGCAGATACAGAGACAAAATCTCCTACTGCAAGGCCGCTGACAGTGTAGTCAACCTTGGTAACGGTTGCTTTGGTAGCAGTCTGAGCGGTAACTGCGACAGAGAGAACTGCCTGACCGCGCTGAATGCTAGGATTGACGATATTTGGACCTGGATTTGACATAGTAACCTCCTATTAACCAGTTACGCGGGTAGCGAGTTCGGGATAGATGGTTGACCAGCCGTACAGTACGTCAAGTCGGCAAGGCAGCTGATCGCTGTTAATGTCGTACTGACGAACAAGACGGATAGAAACGCCATCTGCTGATGCGCGTCCAGCCATGTCAACACCCTGCGGCAGAATGAGATCCGCTGTGCCGAAAGCAAAAGCATCACGATGGAATGCAATAGCGTTCGGGTAAGAAGAACCATTGGAGCCAGAGATAACGGAAGCGTTACCACTCGGGATCGTACCGGTTGTGCTAGTTACGTTCTGGAACTGACCAGAGAATACCGGAGTCGGGAACACAGAAAGGGTCTGTGAAGAACCAGTACCGGTAACGCCAGCAGTAAGAACGAAGTTACGCAGTGCGCCAGTAGACTGACGGTTCTGCGGGTTGACTGCATATACACCAGGAATGGTGAAAACAGTACCCTGAGTCAGCGTCTTGCCAGAGCTAATCGTTGCAGTAAGAGAGAATGCAGTCTGAGCATTCGTCTGAACTGAACCACCAGCCTGTGCAGCAACTGCCAAAGTGTCAGTACCAACAATGAACGTACCAGAAGTGAAGTTGCCTACGTTCTGATCCATTGCCATATTGAAGCCGAGAGTATTGTCTCCAAGCGCACCTTTTTCAAAGATACGAGAGATAGTACCCTGCGGATTGAACAGGTTAGTAAGACCAGAAACGATGCCAACTTCCACTGTCGGATCGACAACAAAGTGACGATCTTCGTCAACCGGAGCCGCTTCCTGATTCAGACGAGCGCGAGCAGCAAGGATTGCAGCCGTAGACTGAGCCTGAGTCGGAGGAGTAACGGTATTGGTCAACTGACCAGGAGTACCAACAAGGTTGTAGACGTTAAGGAACTGCTGGAGACCGTCATAGTCGATCTTATTCGCAACAGCCGCTACAGCAGGCTTGATGAAACGATCAGAGAAATCGCTGATGTTCATCGTGAGATCCTGGGTCGTAAACGCCATGTCTACGCCGAACTGTGTTCCAAGCGTCAGCGGTACATACGTTTCAACAGAGGATTCAACCTGAAGCGCAGGGCCGGTACGACCGACATAACGCGGGGGCTTACGCAGATTGATTGTGGTGCCGCATTTTCTTATGACTAGCTTTTTAATTTCCTAGTCCTAGCCTTTTCAAGCTAGATGAGACTATATCTTCATCCCAGTAGGATGCAGGGCACTCTTGGAACTTCATCGACCGTTCTGGCCGGTATGTTCTAGTCGTTGAACCTTCAACTCATTCCTGAGTCGCTTGGCTGCTGATTTCCCAATCCTAAAACTTTTCAGTCCTTCACGCTTGTCTTTGCAGACTACGTTGTGGCATTTAGGCTCTAAGGGAGTTCCAGCAATTCACCCTGTTTGCATCTAAACCTTACGGCTTAGAGAGACCAGTTGATCTTTGCACCTTCGATTGCGAACTTATCGTCATACTGACGAGAAACCGCACGAGTAAATACCAACTGGTTGGTAAGTACGCGCAGAGCTTCGTTCGTAATCATACTAATAGTAAGCAACTGATTGCTCATAGTGATTACCT